AGAAGCACGCCGTCGAATTCATCTGAACTCGTCGTTCCATCTAGTAAAATGAAACGACTGTAAATCCATTCGCCTGCGGTAACGGCGTTGCCCCCATTATCAAAAGGGTTCAACTTCGTACCATTCCTGTGGTCTGTCAAAAGATAGACCTTGAAATCTGCCCATGTACCTGAAATATCTGAACCGGCGACGTTAACCATCGCACGCTTATTCATTTCAGTATACACTTTGAACGCACGCTTCCAAGCTTGTGAAACAACCCAACTGCTTGGAGCAGTGCTAAAGCTAATCCTGTTTCCGCCATTCTGCGTATTCGAGCTCACGACTGTGATTCTCTTAACATGATAGTTTCGTCCTTGTCGATACAATCTGCGATTAACTGCAGATAGATCTCGAGCAAGGTCGATAAAATGCGAAGTCTCTATGCCAGCCTCCGCACTATTCGTCAATTCATACCGAAGGTATCGAACTGCCAGTGTTATTGATTTCTTTTTTGTTGCCATGGTATTCGCCCAACCATCCGGTGGTGCGCCTCCTATATAGCAACTGTCCAATGGCACTCACGGTGTTCGGACCCTTGGGCCCTTTCGTCACATAATTAGTGACTTTCGTGCAGTAGGCTGCGATTCCTTTGAAAGTAATCTCATCCACTTGGACTACACGTTGATCATTAGTGAACGAATTTTCCGTCCACTTCGCCAACTGTTTCCTCATCGGCCGATCAACCGATTCAGTCCAGAGCTTCTTCAGCTCGTTGTAGTCTACATGCTTCCATTTAATCAGCATGTGAACATGGGTATGCCAATTTCCATTCTCGGATCCCTCGAACTCAATTGTATAGAACCCATGCAACCGACGGTCGCGCCTTTGCATCTTCAATCGCCAGCTAGAAAATGCTCTGCGTAACGTAGCCAACTGCGTTGTCACGTCAGCTTTTCGTACAGAATACCAATTACCTGGTAAGGTCAATGTAACAAAACGCCAAGCGCGTTTAGCGTTCAACACATCGTCGAACACAAACTGTTCTACTTTAAAGCGTAACTTACGCCTCGCCTTATACTGACAAACCCAGCATCCCCTCGATCTACACGGAACCGTGTAGTAACTCGGTAAGCCTGATTCCGTCACTTTGGCAAACGGATGAGAACGCGATCTAATCCTTATGGAAGATGAACCTTCCATATTGGTCCAATCGTGACGCAACCTTACGTGATTAACTTCATGAAAATTCATGAAGACTCCGATATTCTTCGCCACGTTATCACGCACAGTATTCTTCGAAGTGCGGGTTACACATCTCAATTATCTCAAGTGACCCGCAACTCCTACAGACTTCTTCTTTACAGCCACACTTTCCCTCATGCAGCTCCGGCCAAAAATCCTCGCAGCATTTAGTCAAGTGGAATCAACTCCAAAATTGCACGCATGATAGGAGCATGCTGATCTCTCGTTGATCGCTCGCAATATTTGCACATTAATTCTGCTCGAACTTGCCATGTCGAATGGTATTCACCACATCTCATGCAAATTCGTTCATGGTCCTCCAGGTACTTGATGGTCATAACCCATCGTACCTCCCTTTGTTTAAAAAAATGTTGGAGTTATCTGCTCTATTAACCAAAGATAGGGCTGCGCCCTGTAATAGAGCAGATTCGCCAGAGCCAAGCATCCGGGGGCTCGGCTTTCCCTGCTCGGCCTAACGGCCTCACGAGGACCTCGGCTCCGCCTTGCTTAACGTGCGATTGATTCAATCGCTACGTATCGCAGCGGCTCCCCCTGCTGGCTCTGGTTATCGAGAGTAAGGTGCCGTGCTAATCCCTACGGGACGGCCGCCACTTATTGGCCTGCATCGCGTTGTAAACAACCCAAGCTGCCTTTCTCTCGTTCTTATCTGCAGACGATTTTGCTATACACAAACTTGTCTTCTGCAGACGATAATCGCTAGCACGAATTTGTTTCTTCGTTCTAGCTCTTTGTGGCCCTCGAATTTCTGTATCGAGGTCATGGAGCAAACACGCTCGATCTAAGGCATTAACTGGTTGCACCTTAGATCTTTGACGTCTGAAGACGTTTGTCCCAGGTCCACAATAATTGTAACCTGGAAGATGCAATTCTTTAGCATCTTGTGGCGGTACATACTTCGCCACATTAACCCCTCATGCAATGCATTGAGTTCCGGTGGATACCAGAGTATCGAAGATACCCATCTGGTAGGCGATCAGAGTTCCTACAAGATACTCTAACCGTCGTTCCACGATATGAGTAATCAGATTAGAAATACTGATTGCTTTGCTTGCTAGCTCCGCTCCTTCAGCAACATCTAGTGTTGCCATCAAATCACTTCCGCTGCAATTCCTCGGTACTTACCAAAGGCAAGTTCAACGAGGACTGAATAAACATCATTTGGCAATGGGCTTGTTGCTTCGATCTCAATCAAGCCACACATTGCAGTCAATCCACCCACTGTTGCCTTACCATCCACAATCATTGTGTCCTGGACAACAATAGGTTTGGGCATGTTAGCATCATCCCCAGGGTAATCATTGTGATCATACGAAAGCGTATCGTTATCACTCTCGAGGCGGTTCAACACCTCATCCATCTCAGTCCCATAATCGAACACGTTCAATAGCGGATCGTCGAACAAATCCGCTGGAACTGATGGGTCTCCAAATTGGACCGTTGCTCGAGATTCTCCGTACGACTTGATCAAGCCGACGGAAACTCGAGACCCTACTGCGCCCACGTGGTTGCCAAGAAGCACGCCGTCGAATTCATCTGAACTCGTCGTTCCATCTAGTAAAATGAAACGACTGTAAATCCATTCGCCTGCGGTAACGGCGTTGCCCCCATTA